GGATACCAGTAACATTTTTTCTAAAATAATCTAAATCTACTTGCTTTAATATTCTTTCTTCAGTTGTGATTATGAAGTTATTAAGGTTATTTACAAAAGTTGTTTCTGTGTTTTGTGTATAATCCTGCACAGCGTTTTTTAAAGTAGTAAGTGTCCAACTCATGAGGTCACCACCTTAACTTCACCAATACCACTTGTTCCGTGTATTGATTTACTTTCTATACCATTATCACTTAAAAAAGTTTCACTCACTTGTATTGTAAATGTTTCAGGTTGTGGTGTTCTTGGATCCATCAACGCTTGGGGTTCAAATGGTGGTCTTTTAGGTTCTAGTTGTGGGTGTTTTGGTTCATACTCACTTCTATGAACTAAAAAACCATTCCACTCTTTAACTCTTTCCCTGTACGGAAATTCCATCCCACTTCGGTCGGATATAAACTTAGAATATTTTCCACTAGCGTATTTCATATTAATTGATAATAAGTGCTGCTTGGGGTTAAACTTAAACTAGAACGATCTCTATCCTCTGCTGCTGCTCTTTCAAACTCTTCTTCATATACAGCTTTTAAAAGTTTTACTCGTTCTGGTGACTTTTTCATAGCTATATAATAAGCTAATCCAGCTGTCAAACAAGGATAAAATCTAAAGGGTACATCAACTGTGTTAACATCTGCATCTGCATCTTGTATTCTTGTTAATCGGTCAAACACTAATTTTAAAGAAGAAGAATTTGGTGTCGGCCATAATCGTAGTGTTGGAATTATTTGTCTATCTACATAAAACTGACTAGGTGTAGAAGTGCTTCTTTTATTTGAAATAGATAAAAAAGTATCTCTACTTACTCTTGTTATTGATGTATCGGATTGTGTAGAAGTACCATCATTTTGTCTTACCACAGCTGACAAAATATCTATACTAGAAGTAACATCAGAAAAACCTACAGTACCGCTAGAAGTTGTCGAAGCTGAACTTGTTCCTCCTGTTATTGTTTCTGATGAGGAAAAAGTTCCAGAAGGTATTGTAATTGCTAAAGAAGTTGAAGAGGGAACGCTAGTTACAGAAGCTGTTGCTGAACTTGTTCCTCCTGTTATTGTTTCGCCAACAGAAAAACTTGCAGAAGATGCAACCGATAAAGTAAGCGTACCTAAAGGATATTCGCTTATACCATTGGCTAAACTTAAAGTTTCTTGGCTAATTGTCCAACGGTTTAAACCTCTATTAGCCCAATCAGCAAATAAAATATTTAAAGAGCGTCTTGCAGTTTTAAGGTCGTAACCAGTTCGTACTTCTAAACCACACCTTTCAAACGCCTCCTCGATGTAATCAGCTACATCTAATTCAAAATCTTTTGAAGAAGAAGTTGTCATGATTTTTTCCTTGCTGTTAGTTTTGCTGCGGCAAAGTTAGCCTCTGTTGGAGCACCTTTAGCTCCTTTTTTACGCATTTTACCGCCTCTTTTTCTTTTAGCGTGTATGTTTGCGTATAAACCTTTTCTAGCCATTAGCTGTATGGTCCTTTGATTACTTTGATTACTTTGCCACCTTTAGCATAATTTTTCTTGTTCATCATACCACCTTTAGCATAATTTTTCTTTTTCATCATGCCTCCGCCCATCATTTTTTTCTTATCCATGATGCCGCCACCAGCCATCATTTTTTTATTTTTCATTTTTATCTCCTGAATAAAGGTTATTAAAAGTTATATTTGCATCCATATAGCTATCATGAGATTCTGCTGAATGTGTCCACTGACTAGGTTTAAAGTCAGGTGGTCCTTCTCCAGTTTCCCATAACGCAGGACTAGTAGCCCTAACCCTGTTATTAGGTAAAGCGACAATGTTACCTGTCCACTTTCCAGCATCAATTAATTCTATTACATGAGACTGCTTATGTTGAGCTGGATCATCAGCAATAGAGTTATTTGTGTAATCAATCGTAAACATATATTTACCAGTATAAAACTTTCCATCGATTTTGCAACGCCAAGGAGAAGAACTCGTTCTTTCCATAACAATACACGAATGATCTCGTGAAGAGCAATCCCAAGGTTGTACTAAATGAGTTTGCATAACCTCTGGCCATTCTTGCAAAGGAGTGTCGGCAACTAAAGCACTTATAGGCATTCTCGCCCACATCGCTCCACCATGAATATTTTGTTCTTTTGGGGAATTATCAGATTCACAACCAGTAAAAATAACTTGAAAACTTAAACATCTATCTGGTATTGTGTTGACTGCAATAGCCATCGCATGAAGATACTCTCCATGATACCTTTCGTGATTTACAGTAAATTCCCTTCTAACCCAACACTTAAAGTAAGGGATATTGCTAATTAAATGAGGCATATTTTCCCCTATGCTGTTGTAGTTTTCTTTTTCTTTTTACCTTTACCAAAAATATGAGCGTCTACTTTTGCAGCTTTTCCACCAGTAAGCACAGAGTTCACCCTAGCCATAGCCCATTGATTAGGTGAGGCTCCTGGACGGTGTCCTGTTCTATAAGCGGCAAGACCTTTGTTATACACTCTTGCTAACTGACCAGCAGTTACTTTTTTTCCTTTGGCTCTAGCTTTTTTAGCTTTTTCGGCTAAAGTTTTTTTAGTTTTCGCACTTAACGCCATATTAGCCTCTTTTTTTCTTCTTACCTTTTAAAATAGCAGCTTGAAGAGATTTAGGTAACTTTTTCTGTTTAGCTGATAAACCATTAGTTTTACCATTTTTAGCAAAACTTTTTTTGTTTTTAGTTTTTTTAACCATACATCCTCCTAAATTTTTTGGTGTGTTTAGATTCTTTTGTTTTTCTTCTCTTTCCACCAGCAGTAAAATCAGTAGCAAACTTATATGCTGATGGGTCTTTTGAAGATTTTCTTGCGTTTTTGTTAATCTCTTTTTTCCGTTTAGCTAGTTCTTTACCAGATAAACCAGCTAAATATTTTTTTGGAATCTTTACTTTTTTCTTTTTCTTTGTTCCCTTGGATATTTGTTTTGTCATTTGGGAGCGTGTTATCGGCATTAGATTGTAGTAAGTAAAATAGCACAAAGCTGGACAATAGCTAGTGTTACAATACCCCATATTTTATTATTAAGTGAATCAATATCTTTTTTCATATGAGCAAGATGGTTGTTTTCTATGGTTTCTACCTTTTCCATGATAACCTTAACATCTATTTCTAGGTTAGATATTTTTTCTGATTCTTTTCTTGTTACCACGCCTTACAACTCCAATATCTTGCACTAAACTTATCTTTAGCAGTAGCACAATTATGTCTAGCACGAAAGGATTTTCTTCGTGCTGGAATGTCTTTTTTTATCTTCATATTAGGGTCACCAAACCTAACAAGTTTTATATTAGAACCAACTTTAGCTAAAACAGCTGACTTTTTAGGTCCTGACGGTGTTCTCTTAGGTTTATTAAAACCAGAAAAAGTTTCGCCTCTGTAAACAATTTTCCCACTTGGAGTTCTTTTTACATTCTTAGTTGTCGCCATTTAAAACCTCTATGCAAAAAATACAGTCATTGCAGTAAAATCAGCCTGAGTAAAAGTAATATAACCACCAGATTCAAACAAGATACCCTCACCAGGAATATCAGGGTAAGAATTAGTTGTTACTCCAGCTGTAGTAGCAAATTTCATTCTAATTGAGCCTGTACCAGATGTCTGTCTGAAATTTATAGTTTTTGCAGAAGCACCGTTTACAACATAAAGACCTTTTAAACGCATTCTGCCTCTAAACATAACTGCTGCTATAGAAGTACCAGAACCAACAGTTACAGCTCCTGCTGTTGCAGCACTCGTTGCTATTTGTGTTACAGTCGCAAAAAAACTAGAACCAGTCGCAGTCGCCGTATCTGCTCCAGTTATTACTTCAGTCTGTGCTGTACCTGTTTCATCTGTTCCTGTAACAGTAAAAGTTTTACCACTATCGTCTCCAGCTGAAGCTATAGTAAGGTTTCTTGGTTGATCAAAAGTTACGGAACCACTATCTGCTAACGCACCATTAATAGTCATATTGGTGGCAGACCCAGGAGTTTGACTTGCACAAACTCCATCGGTGTCAGCAGCAGCAGCTTCAATAAAACTTGATTCTACATCAGATCCTGCCATTTATTTCTCCTTAATTCTTCCGCTTAAAATTGCAGCTTTATATTCTGCACTCCAAGGAGGAAGTTTCAATGTTTTAGTTTTTTTAGTTTCAGTTTTCTTAGTTGTTTTTACCATCTATAACTCCTAAGAATCAGCGTAAGATACACCACGATCTTGTGCGACCATAATATAATCAATAGCCATTGACTTTGTTCCTGAAGCGTTTCCAGAAATTTCCATCGCAGCCGCAGCCATATTAGCAGTCGGTATGTTTGTGGTGTGAGTTCCTACAAGTTTTCTATTGATGTAGTATTTTACAGTATCAGTAGATGTTCCTTTTGTAGCAACAAAACTAACAGTAACATTTGTGTCATCAGCAAAATCATCTGCTGTTCCTGACAAAGTTGTGTCAGTTTCTGTACCACCAGACTCAGAAATTAAATGAGGAGTAGCATCTCCATCATCAATTTGGAACCCGATTCTATTAGCAGCAGCTAAACAGTTTTCTGGATTAGTTGCAAAATTTTCACAAACACCAATAAATAAATCCATTTGGTCAGCATCAGCCATAGAAAAACGAGCTTCAAAATAAAGTTTTTCACCAGCAGTAGAAGGTAAAGCAAATATTTCGTTACCTTGAATAGAACTACCATCGTTATCAGTTGTTGCCTGAGAAGAAAGTTTTACTGCACCATTTAAAACATCAGCGTCTAGTGCAACAGTAGCACTTGAATCTTTTACAACAGTCCAGTCATTTGTATTATCAAAAGCCACGCCAGTAAAGTCATCCATATAAACAACTTGATCAGGCCACGCTTTTATGTTTAAGTTTTCTAATGTAGGTCTAGCATTTGAAAATAATACTGGACCAGAGAAGTGTGATTTACCCATATCTTAGTACCTCCTAACGAAAGGGTTTGCTCTAGAGTCTTCGTTAGCGTCTGCTCGGCCAGTCGCTAGAGCTGTTAATCCGAGATCAATTTATAATACATAAAAAAAGGGTGACACGCAAGTCACCCTTTTATTTAGTCTAACTTTTAAGAAAGTTATGCTCCAGGAGAGCCGAATACACAACGAGGATCGGATACACCAAAACTGTATCTTTCTCTTGCTTTGTATCTAACATTTCCTGTATCAAAATCACCTTCCATAGATGTTTTGATAGCCGCTCTTTCAAAATGTTTGAAACCGTTAGGAGCGTCTGTTTTAATAAAGAACGCATCCGTATCAGTTAAGAAGTTATTTACTACATATCCATCAGGTAACATACCCATATTTCTCATAGCATTAACATCATTATCTGAAGTTCCTGGTCTCAAGTTTGTTGCCATTAAACGCTCAGCTACGAATTGCAACGCAGAAGGAATAATAAGTTTTCTTCCTTGTAGAGCAATTTTCAAGCCTCTTTCATCAATAAATGCAGCAATATCAATTAATGATTGCTCCAATGATGTTTCGTTTAAATCAGCAGCAGTAGTCAACTCATTTCTAAAGTTACCGCCACCAGTAGTAGGATGGTCTGTAGCACAAAGCTCTTTTCCATCTCCATAAGTGACTGTACTATCAAATGCGTTGTTCAAAACAGCCGCAGCTTTCACTTGTTTAGTATTCGCCATAGACCTTGCTAACGCACGAGTGTAACGACTAGAAAGACGATCATAAAGATTATCTTCTACCGCTTCCTCGGTGATAGCAAATGCTAACGCAATAGTCTCATGAGTATAACGAGCCGTGAATGCTTCGTTTGCAGAATCAAAAGAAACCGCAGCACCCTCTCCTTTAACAGGAGCCTGTCCAAAACCAGCTAACATTACTTCTTCCTCAAAAGCTCGGTCAGAAGTTTCTGTTTCGTAGATTTCAGAATGTTGGTTGTCGTATCTATCATACTCAAGTCCAAATAAAGCGTTTAGTCCTGGTTCTAGTTCTTTTAGAAGTTGTGATCTAGTTATTGCCATTACATTCCCTCCTATATACCAGCACCAGTACCGTTAGCATTATAACGATAAAAGTGATTGTTTAACATTACTATTACTTTTCTACCAGCAACAGTAGCATCTGCATTTGAGGGTGAATCCTCAAAACCAATAACTCTTAAATTAAGAGTATTAGTTGTATTCAGAGTACTAACTGCTAACTCGGCTGAGGATTTACCAGTAGTGTCGTCTCCTGATGTTCCACTAGAAAAGTTTGCATTAGCGTGAACTCCTGCTTGAGTCATAGCTGCATCCGCATTAATCAAAAATAATTGATCAGGGTTTGCAGAAATCAAAGCAGTTGCTGCTGTACTTGATTTTACAGCGGAAGTTCCAGGCCACTTATTAGCGAACTTGGTATCTCCGTTTAAATCAATATACTTGCAGCCAATAAACGCTCCGAGTAGAGGAACAGTACCACCAGCGGCAGCTCCGACAATATCTACCAAACCATTTGCTAGAGGAATTACTGGGGTTCCTTCATAAATCGTACTTGAAGTACCAGCAGTTCCTGTGGTTTGTATATCGAATGTCATCACACCATTTGAGTTTGTTCCCGCACCGAGCATCTTATAGGGTCTAAGCCCAAAAGCAGCATCTATATTTGCCATTTTCTCGATCCTTTCAAATCAAATTAATATTAATCAGAGGCTTTTTTGCCTCCAAAAGTTATTTTACTCTGCCTTTCAGGTTTACTGATTGGCATTGATGGATGATTTTCCCTCATTAAATCATTATCGACAGCGGTCATTTGATCCTCAGTCTTTTTTTCAAAAAACTTTTTTCTCTCTTTAGCTGATTCAACTGGGAATCTTGCCAAAACTAATCCACCCACACCAATCACTCCAGCGTGTTTGCCGTCTTGAATAGTGGGAGCTTCAAAATCTGGGTATTCATCTGCACGAACAAGTTCAAAGCCTTCGCGTAGGCGAGCAGAAAGATTCTTTTTATCATCGAAACCCATTACAGATTCTCTTATCCAACGATGAATAAATCCTTCAGGTGCGGGGGGTGCGTCTAAACTAGACGGTGGTCTCCAAGGTTTTCTTCGAGACTGTTTTTCCCTAGTTTGGGAAGTGCGTGGTGTTTGATCTACCATAGTAGTTTCTCCTCACGAATTAGTGTTAACATTTCGCTCAGCTTGTAGTTTTAATACTTGCTTTGCGTATTGTTCTGGTGAGACACCTAATTTCCTAGCAATCGCTAGTTCAGAATGTGTCAACTTAACTGATTTCTTTTTTGTATTACCAGAATTTCTACTTACTGAAGCAACAGCAGGACCTGAATTTTTTGTATTCGGTTGTTCTGTAGCTTCTTCTTTAAATTTTTGAGGCCATTGTTCCCTCATTCTCTTATCCATTTCTTCATAATATTCATCAGAAGTACCGTCAAATCCCTCTGCTTGTATAAGTTGTTTATGAATATTAAAAGCTGTAAGAGTCATAGGTTCATCCGATCCAAACCACTTATTCTTTTCTCCCCAAGCCAATGCCTTAGGGTCAGGCGGTGGTTGTTGAGGTTGTTGAGGCTGTTGCATCGGTTGTTGAGGCTGTTGCATCGGTTGTTGAGGTGCCTTTTGTTTTTCTTGCTCTTGTTTTATGTACTCAAGTCTATTATTGTCTTGTGCCAAATTGGCTAGTTCTGTTTGTACCTTAACTTGCGTATCTGTATCCCCAGATTCAATCGCTTGTTTCAGTTGAGTTTCTAACGCACCTTTTTGTATGGTTACTCTGTTTTCTAATTCTTTTACATAATTAGTATCGATTTGTTGTGTTTGAGCTTTTATGTTCGCTAGTTCTTGTTTAGCAGACTCAGCAAATTGAAGGGCAGCTTTTTCTCTTCGCTCGTGCTCTTTCATTTTCGCAGTGAGTTTGCCTATTCGTTTTTGAACTTTTTCGCTATACTCATTCAGCTCTTCTTCTTTGTTTTTTGTTTGTTCTTCTGTAGCAACGGTAACTTCTTCTTTTTCCTCAGTTACTTCTGCTTTTTCAGTTTTATTAGTTTTTTCTTGTTCTAAAGGAACTTCAATTGTTTCTTGTTCTTTTATTTGTTCTGCTGTGTTTTCCTGCATTATATCTCCATAATGTTAAAATTGATGTATTATGTCCTCTGGGTCTTTGACAGTAGCTAAAATTTCATCATCGTTTAAGATTCTAACTTCGCCACCCTCTATTTTAAAACGACTACCAGCATATCTACCAAAAATAACCCAATCCTGCTCCTTACACCAAGCACCAGTTTCTCCAAATTTTTCTTGATCTTTATATGCTAGAGGTCCAACCTTTAAGACATAACCGCAAACAGTAGCTACTGCTTGAGTGTCGACAGTTTTCTCAGGTAAGTAAACACCACCTTTTGTTGTGCCTTTACCTCTGTATGGTAAGATAAGTATTCTCCATCCTGTCGGGGTTGGTAATTTTTCCAAAGATGTTTGTTCGTCTTGCTTTGCGAATCTTTCTGGAACTAATAATTTACCCATTTTTTTCTTCTCTTTCTAGCAGGTCTTTTAACTCCTGTTCTATTATAACGAGCTCTTGCAATTTTGCACGGAGCTCTTTAAAAGACTCGAAGTCGTTAACAGGACCATGACATATGGTTTCTCTTATGTCCTCTTGTCTCTTGCGTATTATCTTAAGTGATTTATCGTAAAAGTAAAGTGTTTCCATAAATTATTTTGTAAGTTTCTTATGTTTCTCAAATGATCTTAAACCGCCAAGTCCTAACATTCCTAGTAAAACAGTCATTAGCGTGTCCATATCAAAAGTAGGTATTTCCATTTTTAAACCAAATAAAGCTAGGAAAAATATAAGAAAAGGTTGAATAATAAAATGATAACCCATAGCCAAAGTGCAAATCCACCCACAAGCAGGACGCCATCCAGCAATCCACCAATGTCTAGATTTTGCTTCTTCTTTATTTATATCCATTTGTGCTTTAGCTATTTCATGAGCCTGTTTGTCAGCCATTGTTGCTATTTCATGAGCTAATTTGTTTTTCTGGTCTTTGTCCTCAATAAATTTATCAAGTAAACTTGTAACTGGTCCTATAAGTGCTGTCAACATTTAAAATACTCCCTTAAAATCTATACCAGCCAAAGAAGCACCACCGCCTCTAGAAACATTAGCGTTAGCCATCCTATTTTTTGTTTTGTCGAGGACTGCTTCACCGCCTCCACCAAACTTGACAGATAATTTATTTTTTCTTTTATTCTTTGAAACATTTTCTTGTCCTTTCATAAGTTTTCCTTATTTTCGTGTTCTTTCTAAAGCTATTTGAGCTCGCATATTTGCTATATCCTCAGTAGATTGTATGCGTTCCCTAGCAATAGAACCTTGTTGTTGTGTTTTTACTTGATCTTGTTTTAATTTTTGTTGCTCATTGAACGCATCTGTTTGTTGTTCTTGAGCACGAAGAGCAAGTTCTTGTTGTTTTAACGCCACCAATGGTTCTTGGTCTGGTTGCGGAGGATTCTTTTGTAAATAATCAAGCATTAACTGTGATTGTATTTCTGCTACCTTTGAAGCAACAAGATCTGGGTTTTGTTGTTCCTGTGGTTGTAGTTGTTGAGCAGCCAATACTTGGGCTTTCAAACCAATATGTTCAAAAATATGTTTTTCTAAAGTAAGTAAAACTGCTGGTTGCATCTTAGCAACCTTTGATTGCATATACGCCAAATGAACAGCGATATGAGCATCGTGGTTTTGCGTAGGGTATGCCTGTAATTTAGTTTGACCAGCCGCAGCAACTGATGCGTCTTGGTTTTCTTGTGCTGGGTCTCTAGGTGCAGGAACCATACGAGGTTTTAATATTTGATCCACATTTTTTACACCTAACGCCTCATACACACGACGGTATGATTCATAAAGATTGTGTAAATCTGGTGCTGCACTCGCAAGTTTTAACTGTTCTTGTGCTAAAACTACTCTTTGCGACATACTAAAAATATTTGGGTCACTAACTGGTATGATATCTATACGAGCATCAAAATCTGTAGTCTTCACTTGTGCATCAACACCAACAGGGTAAGGGTAAGGGTTTGGATCTTGTCCAAATAATCGTGCTAATAACTTCAATTCACTTTTCAAACTAGCGTGTAATCGTTTATGAACAGCAGAAATTATTCTAGCTCCCCTTTCTAACAACGCAATAGTTGTACCGACTGGTGTTTCTTGGTTTCCGTCTCCTACACCAATATCAGTTGTTCCAATAAACCGTTGAGCTGACTGTACAACAAAGCCCATTAACTGAAACAGCGTTCCTGAAGGTTCTTTGTAAGGTAAAGCCATCAAACTTGTGCGTAAATCACCTCCTGGAACATCAACATCTCTAAATTCTCCAGGTTGTAAGGGTTCCGAGTCATCAGCTATGCGTAAACCCCTCGCTTTAAATCCTGCTGGCATATTTGATAGCGTTCCTGCGTCAATTAATTGCCTTAAATTGGCAGTCGCCGTTCTAGAAAGGTTACCAAGTAAGTGAATTAGTCCAAAACCATAAAAACCTAGTCCAGGAGTGAACTTATATTGCACAAAATGTGGTATTTTGTCTTTTTTTGCGTCATCAGGCAAAAAATTTCTTCTTACACTCAGTACATCTTGCGTGTCTGAACAAACTGTTACGATATAAGGTAGTTTTATACCTGAATTTTCGCCATCAACCTTCCTGTCAGGGTACTCTTCAAGGTCAAAATAGCAATGACACTCATATAAAGTGAATTCTTCCTCGTATGAGTTTGTTGATTTACCTTCAATTTCATCATATTTTTCATCAATAGGCGAGGAATCCTCTGTTAAACCGCCTTTTAACTCCATATCTTTATAAAAACCACTTACTTGTAACTTACGCAGTTCATTTTCATTCATTTTTGTGACATGAGAAACACGCTCAGCCGATCGTAAGTCAGAAGCAGTATACGG